ACAGGCCAACCGTGAATGAGGTGAGGCTGTGCGGAATGTAGTCAGAGAAAAGAGAATCACTTGCGGAAGCAGTTACATGGAAGTGGACATATACAGCACCCAAATAGGGATGACAAAGCGAAGGCGGAGAAAGAAGCGAAAAGAATCAGCTCCGAAACAACGGAACCTGAATGATAAAAACGCAAAGCGGTATTTCGTGCAATTAGTGCTGACGAACTTTAGCAAAGACGATTTACACGTAAGCCTGACATACGCCAATGAACCAGAAACGATAGAGGCGGCGGAGGAAGAGGCGAGGAATTTTATCCGCCGCGTGAATTACAGGAGAAAGAAAGAGGGCTTACCCCCAGCTAAGTACATCATCGTTACGGAGAAGGGGAGCAAGGGGGGGCGCTTGCATCATCACATCCTATTGTCAGGAGACATGGATCGGGATGTGATAGAAAGCCTGTGGTCAAAGACTCGCAAGAAAGGGCAAAAAGCTGGAGAGAAAATTGGACTCGTGAGAACAGACCGACTCCAGCCCAACGAAAAGGGCTTAGAGGAAATTGCCAATTATTTAGGCAAGGACAACGCTGGCAAGAATCAAAAAGGGAAAAAACGCTGGATTCCATCCAAGAACCTGACCAAGCCAGAGTACAGCACCAACGACAGTAAATACACCCGGCGGCAAGTGGAGCGGATAGTCCAAAACGAAATCGACAACAACCTTTATTGGGCCAAGCAATACCCCGGATGGGATTTAGCCGATTGCAAACCAGTCTATAACGAGCTAACGGGCTGGTCTATCTATCTAAAATTACGGAGGTTTGAGGAATGAAGAGTGCCATCAAGTATCCGGGGGCGAAATGGAGCTATGCGGATTGGATAACCCCATTGCTGCCGGAACATAAGGTTTACCTTGAACCTTATTTCGGGAGCGGGGCCGTCTTCTTCAATAAGCCTCCAGTAGATTATGAAACAATAAACGACCTCGACGAGCAAGTAGTGAATTTTTTCCGTGTATGCAGAGAATGGCCGGACGAATTAACCCGCCTCATGTACTTTACACCATTTGCCCGATTGGAATATGAAGCAGTCCAGGAAGATAAAGCGGGCGAGGAAATCAAACTGACGGGCGATCCCATAGAAGACGCCAGGCGCTTTGCAATCCGTTGCTCTCAGGGATTCGGCAGCAAACTAGCGGACCATTGCGGCTGGAAGAATACGAAGCAAAGCACAGGGCCGGTTAATCCTAAGGTATGGAACGGCATGGGAGAAATCATCATTCAAATTGCAGAGCGCCTAAAGAACGCCCAAATTGAATGCAGGCCAGCAGTAGAGCTAATCAAAGGCTACAACGCAAAGGACTGCCTGATTTACGCTGATCCTCCATATCTGGAGGGAACAAGGCGCTCCAGAATGTACCGTAAAGAAATGATGAAGCGGGAAGAACATGAAGAAATGCTTACAGCACTCTTAAATCATACCGGCCCTGTCATGATATCGGGCTACGACAATGACCTATACAATTCAATGTTGGCCGGATGGAACAAAGAAGAGAAACAAGGGCGGGCCAATTCTTCCGCCGTCCGGACGGAAGTAGTCTGGATGAATTACGATCCACCAAATGCCCAAATGAGCTGGGCAGACTTGGGATGAACGATACAGACAAAACAAGGAGGCGGAATCATTGGAAATTGTAGTCGATAACTTTGCTGGCGGCGGCGGAGCATCAACAGGAATTGAGATGGCTTTAGGCCGCAGCGTAGATATAGCAATTAACCACGATCCGGCAGCTATTGCCATGCATCGGGCCAATCACCCGGAAACAAAACATTATTGCGAAAGCGTGTGGGACGTTGATCCCCGCGAAGTCACGGAAGGAAAGCCCGTTGGATTAGCCTGGTTCAGCCCAGATTGTAAGCATTTTAGCAAGGCTAAAGGCGGGAAGCCAGTTGAAAAGAGCATCCGGGGGCTGGCATGGGTGGCGGTTCGTTGGGCAGCTACCGTAAAGCCTCGAATTATCATGCTGGAGAACGTAGAGGAATTTACGACATGGGGGCCGATCACTCCAGACGGATATCCTGACAAGCGCCAAAAGGGGCGAACGTTCCGCAGCTTTGTGAATGCCTTAAAAAGACTTGGATACAAAGTGGATTGGCGCGAGCTGCGGGCTTGCGATTACGGAGCGCCAACGATCCGAAAACGCTTGTTTATGATTGCCCGCTGCGATGGTCGTCCCATTGTTTGGCCCGAACCAACACACGGAGCGCCTGACAGCCCGGAGGTTCTGGCTGGCAAACGGAAGCCATGGAAAACGGCAGCGGATATTATTGACTGGTCGATTCCCTGTCCTTCGATATTCGAAACGCCAGAAGAAATAAAAGAAAAGTTTGGAGTCAGGGTTGTGCGTCCACTAGCTGACAACACCGAACGCCGGATCGCGAGAGGCTTAAAGAGATTTGTTATTGATAACACCAAGCCTTTTGTTGTTGCAGAGCCTTTTGTCATTAAGGTCAATCATCAGGGAGAGCATTTCAGAGGACAATCTACAATGGAGCCATTCCAAACGATTACAGCGAAAAATGGCTGGGGCATTGTAACGCCATACATTGCCCGTATTGGACAAACAGGATTTGGCGGTGATCGCCTTCAATACGAAATGGCAAAGCCTCTTACAACCATTACGACCAAGGCGGAACACTTGCTGGTCAGCCCAACACTGATAGAAATAGGGTACGGAGAAGGGCCGGGACAAGCGCCAAGAGCGCCGGGTCTGCACAAACCACTTGGAACAGTTGTGGCCGGCGGAAAGAAACATGCGCTTGTGTCGGCATTCATTGCCCGTCATTTCGGGGAATCGGTAGGAAGTCATATCAATGATCCAATTGGGACCGTAACCGCTGGAGGCGGCGGGAAAAGCGCTCTTGTAACAAGTCATTTGGTCAAGATGCGCGGAACATGTCAAGATGGTCAGCCGGTAACGGAGCCAATACCAACCATAACGGCGGGCGGCAAGCATGTTGGAGAGGTTCGAACATTCCTACTCAAGTATTACGGTAGCGCCGACAATGGGCAATCGCTTGATGATCCACTTCACACGATCACCACAAAGGACCGTTTTGGCCTTGTCACAATTGAGGGAGTGGATTATGAGATTGTGGACGTTGGCATGAGGATGCTTAAACCGCGCGAACTGTTTGGTGCGAACGGCTTCCCCGAAGATTACATCATAGATGTGGACGCAGACGGTAACAAATACAGCGAAAGCGACCAGGTAGCCCGCTGCGGAAATTCAGTACCGCCGCCCTTTGCAAAAGCGTTGGTCAAAGCAAATGCGCCTGAAATGTGCGTAGGATCAGGAAACGCACTGACATATGAGCGTTACGCCGAGCAAGCAGAAGGGCAACTACAACTTTCCATATAACCGAGAGGGGAAATTATAAATGGATGCGAGAAGACAAGTTCAAAACATGCAAAACAACGCACAGGGTCAGATATTCGAGGCAATGATAAAAACCGCCTGCGTTATCTACATCCAGCAGAACCGCGCAGAAATTGAGAAGGTTCCAGAACCATTTCGTGTCATCCGTAAACATGCTAACGGGGAATTCACAGGACGATTCACAGCAAAAGCGGCTCCCGACTTTTCTGGAACACTGGACGGTGGGAAAGCTATTCATTTCGAGGCCAAATACACGACCACGGACCAACTAAAACGGGCCGTGCTGACAGACGAACAAATGCGGAGCCTTGAGAGGCATACGCAGCGTGGAGCAATTACAGGGGTTTGCGCGGGCATCCAGGATCATTACTTTTTTGTTCCCTGGACAGTTTGGAGGGACATGAAACTCCATTACGGCAGGCAATACGTCACAGCAGCAGACCTTGAGCGGTACAGAGTCAGATTTAACGGAGCTGTCCTATTTTTGGATTATGCCAATGAGGGGGAGCGGGCATGAGTACCGATTACAAAGTTATTCATGGGCGGATTAATACAAAGGGGCGCACCATCCCCGAAATCCGCATAGCCAACAAAGGTCAGGAAATGAACTACCGCGATTTTGAAAATCTCCAGAAGATGTATGAAGTGTTGGACGGGGCGGAAGCGGTATTTCGTCTATGGGAGCGCGATGAATTTAAAGCTCACCATTTGGCAGGCTGGGACAAGCAATATGACCAGCAAATCATGATGGGCATGTACTACGCCGAGCAAACCAACCCATTTCAGGAATTATACAAGAACAATTTTGCCCAGTTTGAAGCTGATTGGAAAGCGGACGAGTATGACACAACTTGCGCCTTTGCTCTTTATCAAGGAGACGTTGAAACAATACAAGTCTTGAAGGAAGCGGGTGAGAGTGCATGAAGAGCGCTACGGTAACAATTAATTACGAGAGTTTCCAAACCATAAAAACAAAAGCTGATATGCACGACAAGGCGAAGCAGGAGCAACGAGAAGCGGGAACCAGAATAGAAGAATTTACAAATTTCATTTGTGATTGCATCGAAAAGGCAAACAAATGCAAGACGGCAGAGGAAAAGCAGTATTATATCGCGCTGGGTATTCGGAAAATTTGTAAGCATTACGAATGGGACATAGCAACTGAATATCCCGGTCTTGATACAGGGCTAGCGCCGGAAGCGGGGGAGGACAAATGAAATCAATGAAAACAATAACGGTATGGCAACCATGGGCAACGCTAATTGCTCTGCGGGAGAAATGGAACGAAACAAGAGGCTGGCCCACAAAGCACCGGGGGCCGCTGGCGATTCACGCAGCAAAGAAAATTGATTACGAAGCCTGCGAACACCCCCTAATTAAATCAGTCCTTGCAAAACACGGCTATTCGGCTAAAAACCTGCCAACCGGGGCAATCGTGGCGAAATGCAACCTCATTGGATGCCATGAAGTCATGAGCGTTGATTTCGGAATCGCAACGCTAATGACGGACGATTTTAAAAAGGTGGCCGGGAATGAATTTGAATTTGGATTCTACGAGCGAGGCCGTTTTGCGTGGGAGTTGGGAAATGTTGAACGACTAGTCGAGCCAATCCCGGCTAAAGGGCAGCAAGGGCTATGGAATTGGGACGGGAATCAAAACAGGATTTGAGGGGAGCGGGAACGGTGGAGGCTGAAATTCAGTATGACGGCGTTGGAAGGATGAAATTCCATCCAGACTTTCACCCAAAACGCGGACAACCCTTCACGGATGAGGAATTATGCTATCTTGCCAAGTTTTATAAAATTGACGGGCGCTTCTCAATCTCCCTAGCGCTGGAAAGGCCAGAGGGAGTAATTCAAAGAAAATACCTGTCCTTGAAGCACAATGGAACACTTGAGCATTATAGAAAACTCCAATACTACTGAGGTGAACGTATGTTACTGCTTGTAAGCGGAGCTACCAAAACCGTCAGGAGGGAATCAAAAGATTCTAAACATGTCGGCGGCCTGCTCACTCCTAGAGCCGGAAACCTAAATTACTATGCAAACAGCAAAATCCCATGGGCCGCTGACAACGATTGCTTTAATGGATTGGATGAAACAAAGTTTGTGAACATGCTGGAGAAGTTGAGAGGAACCGCACCATTGTTTGTAACCGCCCCGGATGTTGTAGGGGATGCACCAGCCACTTTAGCACTGTTCTCCAAGTGGGAGCCGGTGATTCGCTCATATGGTTTACCAGTAGCATTTGTAATCCAGGACGGACAAGAAAGCTTATGTCTACCATGGGGGAAGCTTGATGCAATATTCATTGGTGGATCGACGGAATACAAACTGGGGCCGGAAGTCAGATGGCTTATAAGGGAAGCCAAATGGCGAAACAAATGGGTACACATGGGCAGAGTGAATAGCCTGAGCAGAATAAGCTACGCGCGTGACATTGGTTGTGACAGTGTAGACGGGACAGGATTTAGCATGTTTCCAGATACCAATCTTCCTGCGGCTTTAAAATACCTTCAACATGACCAAATGGCAATAGAATTTGACGAATCAATCTAAAGCAAAGGGGACGAGAAAAAATGAAAACGATATCCATCATCAACTTGAAAGGCGGAGTGGCAAAGACCATATCCGCTGTAAACATCGCCCATATCTTGGCGACAGTCCACGACAAGCGTGTGCTGCTGGTAGACAACGACAAGCAAGGAAACACCTCCAAAATGTTTGGCTTGCACAGCTACGACGAACCCAGCATCGCGGAAATCATGACAGAGCGTCATCCAGACCTCGAAGCCATTATCAAGCCGACAGCTTACGAATACCTCCATGTTATCCCGGCGAACATGAATCTACTTGATGCTAATCGGATTGCGCTGCTCGACAGCACACGGCCCCAGCAAACACGTATCAGACAAGCCCTACTAACCGTAGCAGAACGCTATGACTATTGCATAATCGACAATGCGCCGGACATCAACATAAGCACCATTAACGCCCTTGTCGCCTCTGATGATGCATTAATACCTGTAACAATAGACCAATTCGCTTTTGATGGTCTGAAGGAACTTAAAGAACAGATAGACAACACCCGCGAAGACCTTAATCCGGCGCTAAGGCTCAGAGGTTGCTTTGTCACAAGATATCAGCGGAATGAGGTCAACAAACAGGGCGAGGAATTGCTCCGCACCAAGACCGATTACCCTGTATTCAATACCCATATCCGCAAAACAGAGAAAATAGACGAAAGCACCTTTGCCGCCAAACCTATTGTGGAGTATTCCCGTTATTGCGGAGCTGCTAAAGATTACATCAGTCTTGTAACGGAATATCTGGCAGGAGAATAGACGGGCGTAACAAAACGTGTCCAAATCGGACACAAATGACAAAGGGGATGAATGGAATTGGCTAAATTCAATTTGAATCAATTATTAAACGGTGGAGCAAAGCAAGGGGGCGGGGAAACTCGCTCCACCAACCCCGAATACAACATTACTCATATACCCGTCAGTAAGCTGGAGCCATCCCAGGACAACTTTTACTCTGTCGAACAGATAGAGGAACTGAAAGCCTCCATTGCAGCATTCGGAATCAAACAAAACCTGATCGTCGCCCCAACAGCAAATGACAGCTACCGAGTAATCGCAGGCCATCGCCGCCGCCTCGCCGTCCTTTCGCTGGTTGAAGAGGGAAAAACCGAATTTGAAAGGGTGCCGTGCATTATCGAATCCGAAGATGACGAGCTGCGGGAAAGGCTCCTGCTAATTACAACAAACTCCACGACTCGCGTCCTGAGCGATTGGGAAAAGATCAATCAAGCCAAGGAACTGCGTGAAATACTTGGCGAAATCAAGAAGCGGGACAAGATACCTGGACGGCTCCGGGACTTGATAGCAAGTACATTGGACACTTCTCCAGCTCAAATTGGGCGTATGGAAGCCATCGACAAAAACCTTACTCCCGAGTTTAAGGAGGAACTAAAGGAGGGGCGCGTAAACCTCTCCACCGCCTACGAGATATCGGGTATGCCGGAAGAAAAGCAAAAGGAAGTCTATGAAGACTACCAACAGCAAGGCAGTATATCCATCAAAGAAGCGAAGGAGGCAAAGCAATCCGCCTTGCCTGAACCTCCTGAGCGGGACACAAATCAACCAGCTCCAGAAGTCACCGAAAGCGCCGGAGAAGCTGAATCCGAAGAGGAAGAAACAGAGGAAGACGAAGGGGAACCGGAGCGGGAGCCACCAGTCGAAGAAGCGCCAGAACTGCCGGAACAGCAAAATTGGCCCCGCGCCGAGCTTAAATCGAATGTAATAAAGCCGCAGGGTGAATGGAAGCTTGAAGAAGTATGGGTAGCGCGTGACGATGCTGGAAACATCATTCGGGTATCGGACCATTCTCCCGAAGACCTGCGGGCCATATACAAAAGCTTCGGGACTTGCTCGTGCGACACATGCCAAGCCGAGGAGGAGGGTAAAGATTGAAATATGATCTTGTCCCGCTGGAACTGAACGAAGCCCAAGCCTTTGTCAACAAACACCATCGCCACAACATAGCGCCTCACCGGGATAAATTCCGTATTGGACTTGCTTGCGGTGACGAATTGATAGGCGTTGTAATGATAGGCCGACCAATAGCCAGGCACAATGATGACGGAATGACGCTGGAGGTAATTCGCTGCTGCGTGCTGGAGGGATACAAGGACGCTTGCTCAAAACTATACGCTGCAGCTTGGCGGGCAGCTCGCAATCTTGGGTATTGCCGCCTGATAACCTACACGCTCAAGAGTGAGCCGGGTACGAGCCTGCGGGCTGCTGGATGGCGGATAATCGGTGAGACGCAGGCGCGGCCCAAGGGCTGGGACACCCCAAGCCGCCGCCGCAAGATGGCTGAACGATATCCTACAGAGCAAAAAACGATATGGGAAATCGGTTAATTAATGCTTTATCCAAACTATAAAGAATGTGGAGGAATGTGAAAATGAAGAAGATTGCACTTATATTAACCTTACTCTGCGTGGCAATCGGCCTATCCGCTTGTACAGATGCCGACATTGCATCTCAAAACCTGTCTAAAGCCGCTGATAACTTTGAGATTGATAGACGGATTGTCTTTTACAACGGAATCACAGATAGCTATATGCTAACCATTGAGGGGCGCTGTTCGCTGGGTAATCAAGATAACCGCTCTGTACAACTAACAGTCACCTGCAAAACAGGGGATGAAGAATACAAAAAGCACTTTTTAGGTTTATCGGACAATGTAACGTACTTTGCCGAGCAACTGGAGCCTATAAACGTTAGCACTTACCATTACCGGGTTACGTTTAAGCCTCAAGCCATCTTGCCGGACATCGACCTTAGAGTTAGCGGGGATTAAACATGAGACAAAAGCCGTACCAATGGATTATTGACGAATTAACGGAGGACATTGCATTTTGGATCAAGATCGGGATGGACAAGGAATATCCCGAAACATTCGAGAAAATGAAACGAAGCCTTGAAAAAGCAAGAGAAAAGCAAAATCCCCAAGAAGGGCGATGAAAATATGCTGAACGGTAAAGTAATGAACGCAAATTATGCATGTGAACGAACAACCTTTGTTAAACCAACGGAAACTCATTATGAAGATGTTGGCGAACCACCCTATATCAAATATGGATGCCCGGTTTGTGAGCTTCTTGGAAACAAACATCAGGTAGCAATCGGAGATCGTAAGTGCCCCTTGTGCAACGTTAATCTGCTGTGGGAGATTGATTCTTCTTATTTTGATACCAATAACGAGGAGCGAATGAAAATGGACAAACAAGCGATTTTAGATGTACTGAATAGCCTTGAGGTAAAGGATTACCAAGGAGGCGAGGACGCCTATATTTTGGTAGATAACAACGATGTAGTCAGGAACCGTTTAGCTGCGGTCGGCGTTGATGCTGAAACGATAAGAAAATATGGTGACGACGAATCCTCATTTTGCATCCTAACAATGGCCCTTAGTGAAGGGTACTGCGACGATTACCGCAATGGTCAACTTGTGCTGTGGGGGCCAATTGATGATGATTTGCGGTATCGGGTGCTAAACGGTGAAGGTGACGCTACCGATGCTGAAAGGCTACTGAGAGCATTGGAACCGGGACTCTTTAGGGAAAGTAACCTACCAAAGTGCTTTTATGTTACATGTGTAGAAAATACACACGCATGGACAGAGGATAAAGAAACAGCATGGAGAGCAAGCGAGGGAGAAGAGTTCAAAGTTCACTTACACGAAGAAACAAAAGAATACTTCACAACTGATTACAAGAACAGGGAAATGCTTATAGGTGCAGTTGATGTTAACGGTCTTTTGGTTATAGATGCTCATTATCGGTTGTTGCCTGTAAGCGAAAATAAGTTTGAATATGCTTATAGTGAGTGACGCAGTACAGAAAGGGGACGAACCAATGAAGGTATACAAAATCAATAAATACTGGATTGCCGCCGAATCGAAAGAATCAGCATTTTTTGAATTCTTAGAGCAAACCGACGGCATCGAATATGAGTTTCCGATAGTAGAAATGCCTGCTGGTGCAGTAGACGAGCTGGTTATACAAATCATATTGCTTTCCGATGGACAAGTAGCAGCGGAAGAGGTTCCATGCTGCATAGATGGGTGCGATAAATGCGAGGACTTGGACGAACGCGCATATGAATCATTCCAAGAAATTATTGCTAGAACGACGAAATTCCCAGCAGTCATAGCCAAGGAAGAGTAGTGATCGTAGTACGACGAAACGGTGAACCGTTTAAAGAATGAATCAGGCCGAAGGGCTACGCCACGACCGAATAAGCTCAGGCGCAGCCGGAGGCCGTTGAAAGGGTTGAGAAGAATGGAGAAGTTTAAAAAGCGCCTTACTAAGAAAATCCTAAAGCGCGTTGCAGCAGGTCTATCCAGCGACAAACCTATTCCTAAATTTTACACCTACCGCGCCATGTTGATTATGCAATGGTTTTACGATCATCAATACCTAACCGTTTTCCGGCCATGGTGGTACGATCGGGACTGGACAAAGATGGACTTTGTAGAAACGGTTAAACAGCATTACGCCGAAACAGACAAGCGATTCCAAGCATGGTCCGGCATCGACTCTAACCAGTTTGTTAAGTTGCTGAATGAAGAAAAGGCAGAGCGCGGGGAGAAGCCCGAACGAAAGCCCAAGCCAAGGAAGGAAAAATCCGATCCTCCTATCCGCAAGCTCAGGAAGCCCCAGCAATTTGAAATAGGCTGGAGGAGCGGGATTGGGGAGATAGTGAGGAAGACAGTAACGGGGGAACTGGCATTCAGGCACGGCGACCACGACTTTTTTATTTATCACAATGGGGACAATTGGTGTGTAACCGATGTCGCTGTAGGCGCTGTAGTAGCGCGGGACGAGCGATATAAACGGGCCGTGGAACGCGCAAAGCAAATAATCGCTGAACATTATGAGAAATACGTCCAGATGGTGGAGAAACATTCAAGAGAGGCCAAGGCTTTAGCGGAGCGGGAAAATGAAGCGGGATAACTCCAGAATCTTACCGATACCACGTACATGCAGTTGGGAATGGGACAAAATGAGCAGCGAAGAGAAAGAACAGAATATTCGCTGCCTCTGCGAACACGAATGTCCTGTCTTGAAAAAGAAAAAGGAAGACAAGAATAGATTAAGGCGAGAACGGAGAAGGGGGAGAGAATCGGCAGCTATGCAAAAAACACTATATTTCTGCGATGTCTGCCATGAGCAAACGGAGAAGGAAACCATGTACACCGTAGCCATGGCAATACACAAGGACAACAATGTGCCTATATCGGTCAGGTTGGATACATGCACCAAATGTGTTCAACAAACGGGCTTT